TTCTAGTATACGACTATTAGCCCCATCATGGTAAATCTGCAAATCAGAACCAGCACCGAAGATGGCTTTACCATTATCAGCGAATGTTGCGTTGCCTGTTACAGAAATGCCTGTGCTGGTGGTGGCGAGTTTGCGTGAATTGTCGTAGTAAATGCCAACAGCACCATTCTTAACGGCATCAATGTACATTTCTGCATTATTAACATCACGAATTTTTACGTCATCACCAAGAATGCGTAAGTGTCCTGTGCCACTTTCTTTAATTATACTATCGTTTGTTGCACTATCATGATAAATACTGAGGTCAGACCCAGCGCCGAAGATGGCTTTGTCGTTGTCGCCGAAGGACAGGTTGCCTGTCATAGTGTCGCCTGACTTAGCAACCTTTGTAGCGATACTATTAGTTACAGTAGTGCTAAAGTTTGCATCGTCACCAAGAGCAGACGCTAGTTCGTTTAGCGTATCTAGTGTAGCTGGTGCAGAATCAACAATACCTGCAACTTCAGTGTCAACGTACTGTTTAGTTGCTGCTCCTAATGCCAAACTTGGGTCTGCGTTAAGTACAAGCGCACCAGTCATAGTGCCACCTGATTTAGGTAAAGCATTATCAGCCGTTGTACCCTGTGCGGCAGTAGCGTAGTCTGCACTATTAAACGCTTTAACTTGATCTAAGTTTGTTACTTCGCTGTCCATCAAGGCACCAGCAGCAGTTACATTAGTTGTATCTGTTACGTCTGCGCCTGATTCGATACCATCTAGCTTAGAACCGTCTGTAGCTACATCACGTCCATCAACAGTGCCTGTTACAGTAATATCTGCAAAAGTGACATCCTCACCTGCTACAGCAGCTTTACTTGCAGGATATGTCATAAAGATGTCTTTAGTACCAGCAGAGAAGTTCTCAGCACTTGCGCCATTAGAACCTGCTAGAACTGTTGTGCGTGTAAGAGTATTACCTGTGTTCCACGTACCAAGTCCTACTTCCCACTCGTCAACACCAGAGGAAGTATGCACAATGGCGTAGTAAGTCGTGTCTCCATTTGTCATGTATGACTGGAAAGTGTCAAACGTTGCCGCAGCACCACCTAGAGATACAGCACCTGTACCTGTAGATGTTGTACCCTCTTTAACACGATCTTTTATGATAAACGCCATTGTGTAATACCTTTATTAGCTGATACGGATAACTGCGTTAGATGAGTCTGCTGTTGGGAATACAACAGTGAAGTCACCTGATGTTGAAGTTACTGTACCGCCGAAGTCAAATACTGCGACTGCTTTGTTACCCTGTGATGCGTTATAAATGATTGCACCATCTGCAGAAATAGTAAGGTTAGTAAATACCTCATCTGCAAAGTCAACGAATGCAGTAGAACCAGAAAGCGAAATAGTTGCGCTGTCTAGTGTTTGACCACCTGCTGTGTAGTTAGTGCCGACAGCTTCATCTGTATCACCTGTAATATCAGAGTAGTTAGTTGTAGCTGCACCGTAAGTACCAGTAGGCGATTCTTTGATAAGAGCCACTTTTAGTGTATCTGTATCCAGATCGTGAACACCCCCAAGAAGTTCTTGCTTGAAGCTGTTACACATTGCCGTAGTGATTGCCATTGGGAATGTCCTTTGTTATAAGCACAAAGAGGCCAGCAAATAAATGCCAGCCTCCCTATTGACTTAGATTATGCTGCGTTGTAACGTGCTGTTACAAGTGCCTCTGGGCGGAGTATTTTTCTGCCGTAAAGGTGCATACCACGCACGATGTCTGCGAATGAATCAGGGTCACGGTAGTTCTCAACTTTGTTGATTTGCTCCGCTGAAGCACATGCTTCGTCCTGACCGCCTACGACAACACCGTAGTTAGTGCTTTGTGCAGTTGTACCAGAAGTACCTGCGCCTGTACCTGCTGCTGGTAGGTTGTTTGAAACATAAACACGGAAGCCGTGTAGGTTGTTCAATACCAAGCCGTTCTGTAGACCTGCACCGCCGAAGTCAGCGTTCATTAGACGTGAATCTTCGTCTTTTAGCATTTCTACAAATACAGGGTCAACTACGACATAACGACCACGTGCGTCAACGTTTTGTACGTCCATCTTACGAGCCATACGCGCAATGACTGTTAGAGGTGATACTGTTGTTGCTGACAACGCTGTTGCGCCGGGTAGACGTGGTGCTAGAGGAATCGAGTCACCTGCTGTCGCTGTACCAGAGATAGTCAAGTTACCGAAGTCTGTAGCATCCAAGTGGTTTGCTGTTAGAAGCTCACCAGTCAAGTTACCCGCTGTGTCGTGCTGTGCGTCACCAGATGTACCAGTGATGAAAGCACCTGCAGTTGTGTGACCTGACAAGTAAGACAAACAATCTGCGTCCATTGCGTCAGCCATTTTATAGGCTGCACGATCTGCTGCCATTGAGACATAATCGACGTTTGCGAACTGGTCTTCGATGTCATCCATTTTGAATGCGAAGTAGTTAGCTTGGTCAATAGTCAAAGAGAAGTCTTCATCGTTCAACTTCTCAACAGAAATAGCTGTGTGACGCTGTAGAGCGTTTACAGTTACATCTGGTTCTTTCTGAATGCGAACCACATCACCTTGGTTGGCGATCTCACCGAAGTAAGAGTTGTTTGTGATTGCGTTTGTTACTGCGCTTTTGCGTAGTGCGATTTGGGCTTGTTTTGAATAGATTACTGGTGACCAGTTACCGTCAAAACCTCCACCCGCTGTACCGATAGCCATAATAATTCTCCTTTATAGATATGGCGTTGAGGAATAACACAATATCCACTAAAGAGGCCAACATCTTCGGGTAGTCCAATAAGGGGCCGATTCCGTATGGGTAAGTCTTTTTGTGTGGCTTAGTGCTTAGTGAAAAGCATACACACTTATATGTTGTGTATATGCTATAGTTTTATCTAGGATGTTAGGATTGTCAACTATCTTTTTGACATATCATAGATAAACTTGCCTGAACGTTGTGCATTCATGATTTCTTCTGCACGTTGTTCATATTCTTTAATAGTCATCTTAGCTATTTGTGATTCACGTAGATACTTAGAAGTGTCATTAGGATCAATAGGCGCAGCTTTCTTAGCTTTTACCGATGATGCTGCGTCTTTCTCTGCTGAATTACGTCGCTTCGTTGTAATACCTTTGTCTGCTTTGTACAAATCAAGTACACGTGAAACAGACTTAGCGTCATCAACATTATCATATAAAGCATTTTGCACCCATTGTGGTTGTTCTTCTGCCCAGTTATGGAAGGAATCATCTTCACGAATATCAGAGAAGTCAGGGTGCATAGACATAAGTTCTGCTTCTGCTTTCTCTTTACGTGCCGTAGTACGCATATTTTCAATCTCAGCTAAACGGCTGTCTAAGTCTGACGCACGTTCATTTGCTTTCTTTTCAGCGATTGCTTCAACGATACCTGCTACGTCTGGGTATTTCTTAGCCCATGCTTCTACTTCGTCTTCTGACTTGGGTAGTACAAGTTCATTATTAGTAGCCGCTTCTAGTTGCTTCTGTAGCTTTTCTAATGATGCCTTATGCTCAGCGTCTTTCTCTTGCATGTACTTACGAATATCAGAGTATCGCTTCTTAAAAGACTTTTCTTCTGCACTCAGTTCAGCATCTTCTTCTTGTGCTTCGGCTTTTGGTGTAGCGTCTTTTGTTTCTTGTTTTGATACACTTTCATTCTGAACTTCGGTGTCCTCAATGCTTTCGCTATCGGGTTCACTATCGTCGGCTTCTTCTTCATCAGTTTCACCACGTGCAAGCTTTTTTAGCTTTTCTAGTTCAGCCTCGTCTGCTGCAATACGTGCTGCATTACGTGTGTGAGGGGCTGCGTCAATTACTACAGTTTCTACTTCTGCCATGTTTTTACCTTATGTTGGGGCCAGCAGTCAATGCCGGGTAGCCTTATTATATTATAATGGGATCAGGGCCGCTACTTATTTTTTCTTTTTCGATGCCAAACCACCTTTGTTGCGTCCACCACCGCCGCCACCTGTGCGACGAGTAGTAGGCGTTGGTGCGCCACCACGACGAGGATCAGAGTAGTCTGGGCCGCGATCTTCGTCAGATGGTGCTATTGCGCGACCAATCTCTGCAATGCTCTTACCGCGTTTCTCTGATTCTCTGCGGATCATACGAGCTTTTGTTTTGCTTGTTACAGAATCACCTGCGCGTTCCCCTGCACGGCGATAACGCATGTTCTCTGTTTCGTTAGGTTCAGGTGCTGCATCAGGAACCATAGTAGGGTCAGCAAAGTCTACGTCAGGACGTATGTTTTCCATACCTGTGTATGTCTTACGCATTGCCGCTACGTTAGGCCCGTCTACAGTAGCACGATATGGCGTTGGCATCTCACCTGCTTTGTTTGTAGGTGTGATAATAGGTGTCAGTTCTGATGTTGTGATATTAGACTCTTCTGTAGCAGACTTAGCTGTTGGGTCATACATCATAGCTTCTGTTACTGCATCTGTAACGCTCTGCTTGTCGATTGTTGGAATCTCTGGTTCTTTGTCTTTCTCAAACGCACCTTTGATCTTACCTAGAATACCTTGCATAAAGTTAGGCTGTTCTGTTACTTCAATCAAGCTTTGTAGACGTGAACGCTCTTCATCAGAGATGTCTTCTGCTGCTACACGGCGTTCTAGTTCTTTCTTAGTTAGTTTAGCTTGGTGCATCATAGCACCTTTCATAAACAAACCTGCCATTGGGTTTAGTGCGCCTAGTAG